TAATACCAATAATACCAATAATACCAATAATACCAATAATACCAATAATACCAATAATACCAATAATACCAATAATACCAATGAAAAAGAAGAAGATGAGGAAGAAAAAATAATAGAAAAAAGTTCTCTTGTGGATGAATATTTAGCAATAACTAATAAATATCATATAAAAAAGTTGGATTATGATAATAGAGAATTATGTAGAAAATGTAATAATTCTTTATTATGTTTGCAACATGATGCGATAATGATATGTAATAATTGTGGTTATCAAGAACCTTTATTAGTAGAACAAAATAGACCTATATTAAAACAAAATACGAAAGATACGTCTCATTTTAGTTATAAAAGGATTAATCATTTTAGGGAGTGGTGTAATCAGGTTCAAGGAAAGGAAAGTACAGATATACCAAATGAAGTATTTGAGAAGATATTAAATGAGATTAAAAAAGAAAAGATAATGGATACAAAGACTATTACTTATAATAAGATGAGGGAGATATTGAAACGATTGCGAATAAACAAATATTATGAACATATTAATTATATCATTAATAGGATAAATGGAATACCTACACCTCAGTTTTCACCCGAATTAGAAGATAAGTTATGTAATATGTTTAGAGATATACAAGCACCATTTTTAAAACATTGTCCCAAAGATAGAAAAAACTTTTTATCTTATAGTTATGTCTTATATAAGTTTTTTCAGATATTAGGATTAAATGAATATTTAAAATTCTTTCCATTATTGAAAAGTAGAGAAAAATTATATGCACAAGACCAGATATGGAAAAAGATATGTGAAGAATTAAATTACGTTATTATTCCTTCACTCTAACCAGGGAAACCAACAAGACGGAAACCAGCACCTAAGCCAACACCTTGACGAGCACCAGCGGAAATAGACGGAGAAAGTAAATCAAAGATAGAGAATACACAAGCAGCAGTTAATGCGATCATCCATATTTCATTCACTTGAAGTTTTTGTTTAGGTAAAGCATATGCAGCTAATGCAACGAAAATAGCTTCAATGGCATATTTAAGTAATCTTATTAACGCCTCCCAAATATCAAAGGTATAACTAGCCTCAACCATAATATTTAATTCCTTTTATATTATTTATATAGAAAATAAAATGATATAAGATTTTTATTTTATTTATTTATAGTAAAATGACCGAAAAAAAAGAAGAAGTATTAGTATCTTCAAAGGAGATTGATTATCTTGATGAAGATAAACCTATTAGAGGTCAGAATTATTGTCTTTTGTCATTTATAAGTCCAGAAGATGTTCTTATAAATAAGGAGGTTTATTATTTTTCAAAGTTTTTAGCGAATTTTGGAAAAGACATGAAAACTTTAATTGACAATCTTGAAAATAAATATCCTGACTCAAAATCATTATTTGAAACTATTAAGGATAATCATTCATATGTCTTTGACCAAAATGAATTAAATGAACAATACAAGTTTTTTAAGTCTGTAAATTCTGATGAAATTGAAAAGGACTTTCATCGTGAAAATAATTTCATAACTAGTATTCGTGGTATTAAAGTTAGAGGTGTTTTTGATACTATTGAAGAAGCTAAAAACCGTTGTGAGTTTATTAAGAAAATTGATCCTAAGTTTGATATTTATATTAGTCAAGTTGGCTGTTGGTGTCCATGGTCTCCAAATCCTAATGATCTTGAAAACCAAGAATATTCAGAAACTCAATTAAACACCTTAATGCGAGAATATAAGAAAAATATGGATACCAAGGATGAAATATTTGAAAAACGACGCAATGATGTTATTAATCAAGCTAACAAAACAAAAGAAGACCTTGCTTCACAACTTCAAGAAACTGACCCATGGACTTCTCAAAAACTTACAGAAATAAAGGAGGAACCAAAGGAGGAACCAAAGGAGGAACCAAAGGAGGAACCAAAGGAGGAACCAAAGGAGGAACCAAAGGAAGAACCAAAGGAATAAAAACTAAAAGTTATTTTATTAATTGATTAATTTTAGTATCTATTGGTTTTAAAGGTTGATTTTGTTTAAAATTATTTTTACTTATATGATTTAAAATTAAACCATATTTTTTTATTATAGAATTAAAAGATACTTTAAATAGTTTTGAATATTCATAAAGGATATTTAATTCGGATATACAATCATAACAAGGGCAATAAATGTTATTAGGAGCTGTTATATATTTTTTGAAATTAGAAGGAATAGGAAAACAAAAAGGACGAATATATTTATTATGGAAAAATAAATTTTCTTCATATTTTTTAAAGTCATAATTTATTGATTTTGATATATCTTTTTTTAATACTAGTAGTCTTGTTTCACCTGATAATGATGTAGGCCAAATACCATATAATAACTTTCCTTTTAAGTATTTTAGTTTTTCACCATGTTTCATATTATAGGACATACGAAATTTAAGAAGTGCCATATCTGGTTTTATTATTTTAACCCATTCTTTTTGTAAATCCATATCACGTACAGTATTATTTTCAAATTTAAAACTATCTTTTTCACCTAATCGTATATCACTTACAAATAATATTGAATTTTCTTTATTTTCTTTTTTTAATCTTTTTTTGAGTAATTTGCATTTCTCATCTGTAAAAAAACCATCTTCACCCTCATGTATTTCAAAGATATCAGGATAATCTTTAAGGTTTTTATCAAATGTAGCACCATCATATAATATAAATTTTACTTTTGGAAACATTTGAGATAATTGTAATAAATGTATTCCTGGTGCAGATCCGATATAAATAAGAATAGGATTTCTAATATTCTTAGGATCATTTTTATAAAACTCTAATAACATTTGAATTTCACTTAGCAATAACTTTCGTTGTCCCATATGAATATTTGTTAAATTCTTATAATTATTATCATAAGGTTCCATTAATTTAGATTTTAAATTTACTTCTGATGAATATGCATCTTCCATTTTTAAAGTTGCTTTTTTTGTTTTTGTATAATAAATACAATGCCGATTTTTTGAATTCATTTCTAATAAATACAATTATTTTTCTATAATAATATAAATGAAGACGATAGCAATATTTATATTATTTTTAGGTGTAATATTAATAATACAAGGGTATTATAAATACAAATATAGTAAAATAACAGAACCAAAGGTTGTTGTTAAATACATACCAAGAAGTGAATATGAAGATGTTATGAGTGATGAAGAACGTTTAGGAGAATTTTATAAAGGTATGTTTGAAAATATTAAAGTAAATAAATAATAATAATAATAAATAGGAGATATTATTATGAATAATATAGGATTATTATTAACAAAAACAATTAATAATAATTCAAAAGAAAATAAGTTATTGTTATTAAATGATATAAATAAGTTTATTAAAGCAAAAGAAGCAAAACAAATGGATTTAATAAAAAAAAAGAATTTTTATATTGATAATTATGAATTAAAAAGAAAAGAAGATGAAAATACTTATGCTGAATATAAAGAAGAATATAAGGAATTATATAATAATTGGAAAAAATCAAAAAAAATAGTAGATTTACAAAAATTATTAGCTTTGAAAAGTCCTAGTTTAAATAATGTTGATGACATTTATACATCAGATATTATTAAAAATCAAAAATTAAAATAAATTTTCTTCATCTGCATTATCAACTATATTAAAGAAAAATGTTAATATTGAAACCATATATCCAAGAAAACCAAACGCCTGTTCAAACATACTACCAATTGAAATAGCAATATCTTTAACTAATGCAAAATACTTAAAAAAATTTATTATTATTGTTATAATTATATAACTAATATAAGTAATACTAAAAATAAAAGTTGATATCATATATCCAACAAAATTATATAACATACCCATTAATTCTACGAAACTATTATCGCCTTCTGCCATTTTTTTTGTAATCTATAATTTAGAATGATAGAAAAAACTTTTAAATTTAACTTTTTTGCTTTTATAATAGCATTTGCTATTGGGATTTTATATGTATATGTATCTGCACCAAAACCTAAAATAATTATTAAATATCCAACTCCTTTTAACGCAGATAAAATTGTTTATAAAAATGAAAATGATATTTGTTATAAATACAAAGTAGAAGAAGTTAAGTGCAATGATAAAGCACTTCCTCAACCTATTTTATAATAATAGAAATAATAATAATAATAAATATTAAGAAATGAACCTTAAAATAATAATAGATAGATTATTTTATACTTCAATGGGACAAACATTTATAAGTGCTTTATTTGGTATTTCCATTGCTCTTTTATTTAAACGCGTATGTAAAGAAAATTGTGTTTTATATTATGCACCTAAACAAACAGATGTAGAAGGAAAGGTTTTTAAAGTTGAAGATAGTTGCTATAAATATACGCCTAAGATAGTTAAATGTAATGAAAGTTTAACAACTCCTATTTTATATTATAACGGTTCAAGAAAACCTGATAATGTCATAGAAGAACCAGGAATGTTTGATAAACTATTTGCGTAATATTAATATTTATAAATATAAATAATAAAAATAAAATGAATATGACAACAAATATAGCAAATATACCTATGAAAACTTCTAAAATGAATAATAATGATGATAGTGAAGATCCAATTGTAAAAGATATACTCCAAGAATTTCAAGAAGAACTTAAAGAAAATCAAAAGTCATCTAATAATAATTATGAAATTAATTTTAATCCACCTCAACAACAACCATTACCACCTCAACAATTCCAACAACCATCACAACAACCA